ACCTGTGCAGCAAGGGTATTCACCTCAGCCTGCAATTCGTTAATCGCATTAACGAGGTTTGCTTTGTTTTGAGTAGTGAGGTTAAGAAGATTACCAATGGTAATGTCCTTTATTTCGTTAATAGCAGCAACTATACTAGATTTAGATGTTGTGCTTAAACTAGAAAGAACACCAATAATAATGTCTTTTGTTTCATTAAGGGCAGCAACCAAACTGGTGTGATCAGCAATGTTTGCTGACAGACCTGCAAGGTTACCTACATCTTGATCAAGTTCATTGATTGCATTAACAATACTAGTTTTATCAGCAGTAGTCAAATTAGACAAACCTTTGATAATACTATCAGTAATGTAATTAACTGCTTCGACAACATTGTCTTTATCGTTAGCGGGAATTTCGCTAGTGATAGAAGCAATAGGACCAAGTTCTGTGTCTAATTCAATAAGACAATCAGTGATAGTCTGAGCAATTAAATTATTTGCTACAGACTGGGCAACAATTTTGCCAGAAAAATCACCATTGTCAACACCGATCTCGTTAATCTCGACACGTTGTTGTTCAAATGTAAAAGTTTTGTCTACTGTTCTTACTGGCATTAGACTTATGGGTTCTCGGTTTTATTTATACTAGGCAGTAATAAGTGATCTGAAGTATTTAACTGTGTTTACAGCATATACTGGTGTAAATACAATTTCAATATTTGCTCCATTGTACTGAGCAGTGATGGTGCCTAGGCCACCCTGTCCAATACCACCTGAAGTCATAGTTGCATATTCCTCAACATATATGTCAGTTCCATCGTGTAAGATGAGAACTTCTTTCACCTGAGTGTATGCACCTGATGTACATTGAACTACATACTTTCCACTGGTATAACTAGCGTGAGTAAATGAATCAATAACAGCAGCAGTGATAGCAGCAGTAGTTGCTGTTCCTGCATCCTGTCCGTGAATTTCCTTAACTGTAATTAAGGATCCACCAGCTGTATCATCATAACGAATCTTTTCATCTCCACCTAGACATAGACCCATTTTGTCATTATCTGGACGGTAGAAACCATTGTCCTGATCCTGATAGAAACTGATACCAGGAATGGACTCAGTACCGTCACCAGCACCAGTGAAACCAGACAGGTTAGTTAGTCCGTTACCATCTCCTATGAATGCAGTTGCTCCAACATTACCATTAATTTGTAGTATTTGAGCAAGAGCGTTGTTAGGATCCTGTCCAATACCAATTTTGTTATTAGTAGGATCACACTTGAATAATGCAACGTTAGAACCAGATGGTTCAATAGTAACTACAGCACCATCAAATTTGACATAAGAGTTAGCACCACCTACATCAATTGCTTCAGCATCTAGGTTACCTTTAAGAGTACCTAGAGTATAAGTTAAGTCACCAGTAGTAATACCAGTAAAAGTACCAGTACCCAAAGCAAACTTATCTTCTGATTCATCAAATCCAATAAAACCATTATCTCCACTACCACGTTCAATAACTATACCAGCATCACCAGTTGGTGCTCCAACAGTACCATTACCAAGTTCAATTAATTTATCACCGATTACTGTGTTAGTTGTTGATACTGTAGTAGTACCACCTAGTACTGTAAGTTCACCGTTGATTACTACATTATTTGCAACTTCTAAATCTTGTGTTGGTGACCCAACTCCAATACCAACCTTACCTTCTCCAGTAACAACTAGAGCATCAGTTAATGAATTTAAATTAGTATTACTACTACCTCCAGCAGCAGATGTTTTTATACGTACATATCCACCTGATGCAGAACCAGTAGATGCTCCACCTGAAATTATTAAATCAGATCCAGCAACGTCTGTACCACTAGCATCATCTCTACCAACCTTACCAGTAACGGATAATGTAGTGGCTATAGATGCTGCATTAAAATTAAAAGTACCAGTTCCAGAAACTTTTAAAGGTGTAACAGCACCATCCTGTATAACTGCTGTTCCAACAGCTTCTAGTCCACCAGTAGAACTCAACTTCTGAGTAGTGATACTGTTGTCAGCTAGTTTTAACGTAGTGATTGCACCATTTCTAATAGTAGAAGTGGTAACTGCCTGGGTACCAACTCCGCTATCTAGCTTCGAGTCACTAACCAGCCCATCGTTCAAACCAGTTCTTCTGATTCTTGTTAGAGCCATTGCTTTAGTCGATTCCTATGTGAGTATTTATAGTTTTGAAAGGACTTCTTTTAAAAGCCCCTTTATCTCATCCATTTCTTGCCTGAGACCTTGTAAGTCCTCGGCATTAGTTGTAGATTGAAGAGCAATCGCTCTTTGTCTCTTATAGGCCTCAAATGCTTTTCTATCGCTGTTAACAATAGCACCAGTAGATGCATCTCTATGCAAATCGGGATGTCCTGAAACTTTAGTACCAGGTAATTCACCCCAACTCATCGGTCTGCAAAATATCTTTCAAGCACTTGAAGTCTTTCATCCCATTGTGCAATTTCATTTATTTCAACTTCCATAGCACCTAGAATATCAGAATGTTCTCCGATACCCACTGGTGATTGTAGATATATTTCAAGGTTTGCCTTATGTTTTTCAATATTACCTTGGTAATAAGCACGTAAGGAGTTGATAGTATTAGATCTTGTAGACATAATTAATAGGTTGCGATTGCACGAAGGTCTCTTATCCGAGGAGGTAGAGCAGGGTTTCTACTCTTCATTATAATTTTAATTGCAAAAGAACTATATTCTTTTAAGTTATCAACAGAATAGTGATACTCTTTAAAGTCTGATTGCGATTCAGTAGTTGGAGAGAATCCAGTTCCACTGGTAGGTGTAACTTCGCTATCAGGTGCACCAGAGATATTCTTCTTCTCGGAATAAGTAGGAATAGGATTAAAGTAAACCCAGTTAATATCCTTAAAGAATATCTGTTCAGATGAACGTTTAGTCTTGTACATCACTGTAACATCATCAATTTCTTGTAATGCTGCACTAAGGATTACATTAATTCCATTGGCAGGATTATCGATAGAAATTTCCTTTGTAACATATGTAGCTACGTTTGAAGAATTCTTCAAACGATCAGGAGTGTATAAGAATCCATAAGACTCATATATTCTCTTGATTGATACTGGCACAAAGAATGTCTCGTTGAGAATTGCCATTCCACCTAGGTATGTCCCATCACCACTAGCACCTTTTCCAAAGAGATCTGTAGTACCAAAAGCAAATTCATTACTAGTAAATGTCAATCTATAGTTTTCAGCGTTCCAACGAACAACATTACCTGTCTTAGTATCATCATTGGTTGCAAGTTTATCACCAGCCACTATATTAAAGTTTGCTAATGGTAATGAACCTCCAACAGTTATTGGTCTTGTAAAACCATCAGCTGTGGTACCACTATTACCATTTAGTTCTAAATTGTATGTGGCAGATCCACCAAATTCTAGAGGTTCATCAACTCTAAATCCATCCCCTTCAGTAATTCTTACATATAATTGACCAATGGTCTGACCATTATCCCAGTAGGATAAAATACCTCTAGTACCAGAGGTAAGACCTTTAACTGTTTGACCAGTACCACCTGTTACATCTACTGCATTAACACTACCTAAAGTTGCAGGAGATCCAGCACTATCTTTTAATTGAAGAAGTACTGTCTTATGAAGTTCTACATCTTGTACCTTTCTACCATATCTATCCTCAGTACCTTCAGCAGATTCAACACGGTTTGTAGTTAAAATTGCCTTAGGATTCTTAAGACTTATGATGGGTGAAAGATTAGCATTGTTAGTGCTAAGAGTTGCACTAAGGGTAAAACTCTTGTTGTTGTTGAGTCTAGAGGCGAATAATTTTTCATTGAGTTTAGATGCGACTACTCTTTGTGTCGGGAAGAAGTATTCCTTATTCAAAATAACGGGTAAAGCTTTATCTAAAGTATAATCAACAGTTTCTACATCAGAATCAATTGGTTTAACCATTGCTGTAGTTACTGTAGTTGCCAATGTTGTAGATGGGAAGTCAAGAGAATCAACTTTAACATATGCTTTTTCAAACTTAGTTTGACCTAAAGCTTTAGCACTACTACCACCACCAATTACACTACCACCTGCAACAGTAGTCATTCCAACAGTATAGAAATCAAGGCCTGTATTTAACACAGAAAGTATTTGACGATTTAATGCAGTAGTAGAATATCCACCAACAGATGTGCAATCTTTAAGTGCCACATAAGATCCAACGTTTAAACCGTGGTTCTTATGAAGAACTTTAACAACTTTATTGTTAGCAGCAAAAAGTTTACTGGATGTAGTATTAGCACCACCATTATTAGTTTCCAAAGGATTTAATATTAATGGGTTGTATCCAGAATCTCTATTGATTAAATTGATAGTACCAACTTCTGAAGTATCAAACTGTGCTCTATAAAGATCAAACTTAAGATCTTCATACTGATTTTCTGTCCATAGATTAGAGTTCTGAGACTTGAATAAAGATCCAAGTAAAGGTTGAGTTGTAACTGTGGAGTTAGAATTAATCTCTGTCTCTCCTAATCTAGAAAGGAATGTGTGGTAGATAGTACTCTGTGATTCTATAATAACAGCATACTCTCTATCATTTTCCAAGTATACTGGATATTGGAATTTAAATTTAGTTGGAATTAATGCTTTATCTGAAGTAGCAACACCCATTCTTACAGAAGGTTTTGTTATCTTAAGGATGGCTCTTGCTCTAGCAATTAGAGTTCCACTACCAACTATCAATACACTAGGTGCAGTTGTATATTCACTACCACCTAAAGTAGGAGTAATTTCATATACTTTTTGATCTGTGATTTGAGGAATAGCAGTTGAAGTAACACCGCCAGGTAATTGAGGAGATTCAATTGTTACTGTTGTAGATCCTGGATATCCATCACCCATATCATCAACTATGATCTCGGAAACATATCCAGAGTCAAGAACAATCTGCATCTTAACAATGTCATCACCAGATCTTGAGTTATTAGCAACAGTTAGAGAAGTAATAACTAATGGTTCACCAGATATGAAATCTTCCTTGTTGTGATCTCCTAAGATTAAAGTATAAACTTGTGCCGTACCTAAAGTATAAGTGTCATTAACAACGGGTACTGGTTGATTCTGTGAATCAAGTACACCAATTAATGGTCCTTGAGCATTAGAAGTATCACCCTCGATAATCTCATTTTTAATTAATGTGTGACTACCACTAGCAATAACTCTTATATAAGTGCTACTATCCATTGTTGAAGTAGAACCAGGAATAACATTCTTGGTAGGCCTACCAGCAATAGTATCCGTTAACTTAACAGTTACTGGTAATGTAGCATCTTTTGCTGAGAAATATAGATCAATAGATGATGCCATAACACCACCATCAAAACTTTCAACACGGAATGTTTGTGCTAAAGGATCCGATACACTAATAGCAGGATTTAAAATATTTTCTGTATACTGAGTACCATCTACTTTATCAGAAGTATCTAAACCTTCTAAAGCAATAATATCATTAGGAGCAGGTTCTTTTAAAGCAGATGCTTTAAATGTTACTATAGCAAAAGTTTCTGGATCTGCTGCATTAGTATTGCTACTAGTGAATTTAATCTTCTTATCACCCAATGGGAAACGCAATCCTGGAGCATTAGCATCAAAAGCTAATGCTGAAATATCATCTTCATATCCAGTTCCCTTGGCTGGTTTTCTTCCTGAAGAAAGGAATAATATACCAGTTGCACTACCAGTATCATCAGTAACTAGAGTATCACCCCAGTTTCTAAGAGATGATCCAGGACTTCCAGAATAATTTCTATCTGGTACTAAGTAATCAGAAACATCCAATCCATCTATGAAAGGATAAATCCTAGTATTAGGCTTCATCCTACGAAGATGGAATTCAATATACTGCTCTTTAATGTATAAAGTTATAGCAGTACTTAAAGTCTTTTCTCCTATAGTAGTAGATGATTGCTGAAGTGGAATCTCAGTATTTTGTGCAGCAATATTAGAACTACTATTTGTAGAGGCCAATACAACTTCTGATTCTGGTAAATCTGGTGCGTCAGAACTTAATGAATTAACATTACTGAATTCGGAATCATTACCACATACTGCAATCTGAGTAATATTATGAATTTGAGATAGAGCATTCTCTCCATCTTCATAGATTTCTAAAGGATCTAAAGTCTGATTATCGTTGTTATTAACAGATGGAAGAGCATCTTCATCAAACCAAGGATCAACATTAGGAGTAATTTCTGCTATTCCTTTGTAGTTGAAAATAAGGAATGGATTTACAGCAGTAGTATTTGTAGCAAATATATTCTGACAGAGAATAGATTCTGTAAATGGGAGGGTTACTACACCGTGATTAACAACATACTTTGATAAAGTACGTCCAGTCTCAGAGGAATCCTCTTCCATTAATGAAACAGTTGTTTCTTTGGATTCTGGTCTTAAAGTACCACGTGTTAAATCTAATGCTGCTTTAAAATCAACAGAATTGATATGAGATAAACTAAAACTTTCAAAGTTATCAACTACAAAACCAGATTTAAATCTGTCCATTCCAGTAGCGATGTCTTTAATTTGTGTATTTAAAGCACCCTGTTCTAGAACAGAAAGCATAGTGTATCTTTCTAAACGTTCAACTTTCTTCTCCAATTTAGTGATATCACGCATCGTGAATCGCTTATTTTCTATTGGGAAGGTTTTAATCTTCTTAGTGTTATCAGTGTAAGCAGGGATGTAAATCTTAAATACTTTAATAGCCTCATCTACAGTCTCAGCAGACTGTGGGTTTGTAGATCCAGCACCCTTCTTGACAATAAAGGTACCATCTTTTTTCAGATAAACGGTATCGATACGATCAACATAATAACTATATGAACAAGAGAAAGTATATGGAGTTCCAATACTAGTTTTAGTGTCGGAAGGAAGAGCAGCACTAACACCACCTTGAGTAAACACTTCCGAAATATTGGAGTTATTATCCATTACAGAAGCGTTAACATAACCAGGAATCTGAGCTGAAGTTCCAACTAAAGGACGGAAATCAATTAGATCACCAAGACTCTTTTTACCGTGTACAAGTGAAGTAAAGGATGGTATCTCATCATATGACACACCATTTTCGTGTAGATAAGAATCAACTGTAAAGAAATCACCTTCTGAATGCTGGAAATAGTCAAAACCAATAACCATTGTACCAGTTGGAGTTCTTACACCAGGTTTTCTAACTAAGGTTGCAGTGTCGTATAAATTATCTCTTTGACCATCATCAAATAAGAATAAGTCTGTGATATTTGTACCAGTATTTCCTAGTAAGTTACCGTTCTCATCGACTGTAGGTGCAATTCCAGGAGTACCCTCAAATACATAACGAAGCTTATATACATCAGAGTATGATTTAACTTGACCTGTAGGATTGTCATAATCATCACCTCTCAAAGGAATAATGTCGTTGTCTAAGTCAGCATTGATAGAGATTCTCTTATTAATAACAGATGACTTAAGTTTTGGCTTAGCCTTAGAAGTTTCTATAGTTGCAGTAAGTTTCAACTTCATACCTGTTAGTTGAAGTCCACCAGATTGGAAGAAGTAATTAAGTGGAAGCTTAACAGTTAATGCACCAGCATTATTACTAGATGCTCCACTAGTAACAGATACCATAGAAGAATCTATGTACAAGATATCTCCTTCTGTTACAGGATCTCCATTTGTATCACCGTATTTTATCCCACTACCAGTTCCTAAAGTATATACTTCAAGAACATAATCTTCTGGACTAAATGGAGCAAATTGCTGTTGACCAAAATCTAATTGTGCAGCAATACTAACAGTATTATCAACACCATCAATAGTTACACTTTCGATAAACTGCTTTCTAGAATAGTAAGTAATACCGCTATCATCATCACTCTTAATTGTTCCAGCAATTTTTGAATTTGGTAAAGGAATTACAAGTGTTGCCTTACCAGAATTTTCAATCTTGGCTCTAACACGTGTCACAGTATTAGATGAAAATCCTTTACATAAACGTTGTTTTAAGTATATACGAGCAGTTTTATCTGTTGCTGGATCGCATACTTTAGCAACTTCATACTTATAAGTAGCACCATCTATAGTAACTTGAATAAGATCATCTTCAGCCAAATCACTAGATGGTCTTGCACCATAGTTTGTTGACTGAATATAATCACAATCTGCCGTACCAGACCACTGTAAATTATTGGTAATTGTATAAAGATCTGTAGAATCAGAATCTGAGAATTGAATATCACCAGTTAACTTCTTATTAGATTGACTTCCGTGTGTCATACCAATGGAACGGACATCCTCTATACCATAAGTCTGAATGACATCCTTGAATAATACAGCTCTTACATAAGCATCTGGATCACTACCACTATGAGTTGCAGAATCAGACACTGTACATTGAGGAGGTACATCAAATCTATCAAGAATTTGTCTGTATCCTAGTTCAGTGAATCTTACCTTCTGAATATAATTCGTTTGTCCATTTATACCATTTGCGGGTGCAGAAGTACAAGTAATATAGTTACTTTCATATTTTCTATTACCAATTTTTAAAGATATGTCTTGTGCAGTAGCAGCATAATTTGATCCACCATAAGGAACAGTAAAGTGACTAATACGTCCATTTACTGCTATAACAGCTGTCTTCCCACTATCATCTGCATCATATATTTCTTCTCCTTCAACAAAAGAACCAATTACTTTAGATAAAGTAATAGTTTTTCCATACGATAATGTAGCAATTGATGGATCATTATTACCCACAGAAAGACCACCTTCTACAACAGCAGTACTACCACTAATAGAACCAATAACGTTAGCTCCTGTATCAAAAGAGTGATTTCCTACTAATTTAATTCTTGTAAATAAGATTGGGTTTGTGTATGACAAATCAAAGGTACAATCTTGATTACTTGAAGAAGAAAGTACATTCTTTGTCTTATCAAATCCATTAGGCTTATTCTTAAATTTAAAATCTCTTCCAATTGCACGACCAATGATAGGTGACATTGGCATTGTGTAATCAATAATACAACCATATACTATACTACCATTAGAAGTTGAGTATATCATACAGGTATTTGTATTAGCAGGAGTACCACCAATCTGTACATCTGCTTCACAAGGGCCTTGTGCTTGTTGTGCTATATGAATATTAGTAAGAGTCTTAATTGGACCTTTAAGGATTAACTCCTGTACAACGTGAGGCACAGAAGCTGGATTCATAGAAGTATCATCTCTCCAAGCTGATAATCCTTTAACATCATCTTTAAATGCTACGTTTGTACGACCTGCAATTACCTGTACTGGTGAATGATTGGCTCCATCCCAAACATACATTTCTTTTGAAGTACCATCTTTCAATGCATCAAATACTACGTCAGTAATACTAGCAATAGGATTTGCTGTAATTGCTACACCACTAGTAGTACTAGTACCTTGGTATACCCAAATGCTCATTACAGCATCTTCGTTAGCGTAAGTTGTTCCTCTTAATGTGTTTGTTGAAAATACTTTTGAGTTAGTTGGATCTTCTGTTACAACATATACTCCGTTTTCATTATCCTCATCAGCAGTTGAAATGGGATTAGTTCCAAAATGACAATCAATAAACTTACGATATAAATCTAACTTTTTAAATGGAGTAGCTTCACCATCAGGAGTGGAACTAATAGGAACAGTCCCTTTTACAGAACGAAGAGGAATACGAGATAAAGGAGATCCGTATATTCTGGTATTTTGTCTATCTTGTGTTGCTTTGGCTTTATCTAAATCTATGTACTTAGGATCTGTATTCTCTACCTCATAACCACGAATATATGCTTTACCTGGACCAACATTCAATACTAACTTATCAGCAGCCTCATCAGTAGTATGACCATTAACTGTACCGTCAGGGCCAACCTTATAGAATCCTGAACCATTCTTATTGTAATATTCCTTAATATCTGATGTAAATGGTTTGACAACATAGTCTCCAGATTCATCATATGTTCTACGTGCTAATATTTCTTCTATCTGGCTAGGTGCAGTTTGCTTAATCTGTCTCTGTATCCTACCTTGTTGAAGATATAGTAACTGTACAAAATTCTTATTTGAAGGAGAATCAACATCAAATTTCTCTAGAGAAAGAGTAATCTTTAATCTATGTGCACCTGGTGCAGAGAAATTAGAATATCCCTGTGCATTATCCTTAAGAGATACATCGTCTTCAGGAGTAATGATTGTTTCTGTAATAGTCCAACCAACTTTATATGAAGTATCAGTAGCATACTTTGCTAAAATCAATGTCTGAGCATCGTTCTGAACGAAATGACCATTGATAAAGTAAATACCTCTTTGAACGTTTACAGCAGATCCATAACCCATTGCAGGGCTACTTGAAGGTTTAATACCATCAGAACCTACAACTAAAGTAGGATTATCGTCTGTAGTCTCATTTTCTAACTTAAGTGACTCCCCTTGACGGAATCTACTATCCGAATTATCAGAACCTGAACTGATATACTTAACGAAAATGGAATCAGAATCCAGAGTCGTTTCGTAGGAATAGTTATCAATATATGCCTTAACACCAGAAGTCTGGCCGACCATAACCTTGCCAACCAACTGAGAAATGTCGTATTTAACGAAGTTAATTTCACCATCAACATTCTGAGCAATTTGAGAGACGCTACTTAACTTAACATATTCATAAGTATCCGAATAAGATACTTCACCAGGGATCACCATCTGACCCTGCTTAAACATACTATTACCAACTGATTCAAGTTGCCCCTGCAACATTGATTGTAGTTGGGTTAGTTCTCTGGCTTGGATAGAATATCCTGGACGGAATAGAATCCTATAGAAATTCTTCCCCGCATCAAAGTCGTCGAAATACGGGGTTCTATTCAGGTTGGTATTTTGTGGCATCTCTTAAGACTCTTTAATTAGAACTCGACTACGAGCTTGATATCTTCAATCTGGTCAGAAGCA